CCTTCTTGAGAATAACTAGGCAGATCTTAATCAACTGCTCACCAAGTTCCTCATTATCGGGAATCTTAGCAACAGCGTCAGAAATAATTTTTGATGCGAGTGGAAGTAAAAAAGCGAGCATGATCTTAATGCGATGTGCAAGCTTATTTATTTCTTCTCCTTCTTCTTTTCAGGAAGACCTTTATGTTTTGTTGACGCAAAATCTTTTACGTCTTTCTTCTTCATGCTGGAAGCAACTTTGGCAACCTCAGGCGACGACGCTCCCTTACCCTTTTGAGCAGCTCGGACCATACCCATAAATTTCTGTTGCTTTTTGGAGACTGCTTTCTCCGCAATGACGAGATCAGGATGTCTTGCATACAAAGGACCTTGATAATTTCCAGCAAATACAGACTCATTATTTACGTTAGTTGTCATACCCTTTTTACCATCATCAATAGTGGGCATGACTTCTACGTTACCAGACTTTTTCTTTTTNCGTGCTTTATCTTTGCACCCACACTCCTCACGGAATTCTTTGAATGTCTTCATTTCTTTTTCGCTGCAATAATCTTGGAGACTTTCTTACGACGCATGTGTAGATACTTATCAGAACCATCTACATCGCCATCGTTATCGATGTCCTTATCCTTACGGTCAGCGTGCTTACCCTTGAGTTCTTTGTGATTTACGGGATCAAGTTTCTTTTCAGATAGTTCTTCNCCATCATGTGTTACTTCATCACCTGCTTTTACACAGTTGTCAACAGTCTTACCACCCTTCTTCTTGGTGCCAGCAAGTTTATATCCTTTCCAACATGCCTTACCATCAAGACCCTTTTTCTTCTCGATAACATACGTCTCACCATCAACTTCATACTCTTCACGCTCAAGAACTTCTTCATTCTTAGGAGCAGCTTCTTGTCCAACGTAACCACCTTTCTTAGCAGTCTTCTTGCGCTTAGTGGTGTCTTCAATCTCAGCACCATTGGACTGAGGATCCATACCATCGAAAGGTGCTTCTGATAGATTGAGATCTACAGGATCACTGTTCTGGAAGGTATCTCCACCCATCCATCTACCATAAGCTTCCATCAACCCAGATGAAAACTCATCATTACTGTTGACGCTATTAACTGGCTTCTGATACTTCATCGTTTAAAAGGGACGTTCTTCTCGTATTATTTATAGATCTAATGTTCTTAATCCATTCGCGAAACATATTACCTTCTTCGGAAATAACAATGGCATAGTTACCACCGACCCTATGAATATGTCCTTTGTCTCCTGTACGTGAAGACATGATAGCATCACCCTCTTTGAAGACTTCTGCTTGTCTTTGTTGTTGGCGAAGTGCTTCTTCTCGTAATTTCTTGAAATCTTTCATTTAAAATTCTTAGGTAGTGCCGCCGCAATTTCACCCATAAGAGCGCGACAATCATTATCATTCAATGCTCTAGGAATACCTTTTCTGAAAGTAGTGAAGTCGCCAGCAAATGCCGCACGTCTCATCTTGGTTCCAGAAATAGCAAAGGTATCACCATCAGCGTCTCTACTTCCAGAAGATTTAATATCAATCTTCCTGAACGAAAACTCAGTTCCATTATATTTATGGAGGAACTGCATGGCAGAAACTCTATCAGAACCTACTAAAAAAACAACCTCATCGTATCCTGCCATCATAAGATCTTGGAGGATAGCGACAGGTTGTTTAGGTCCAGAAAATATTTTACCACGATGTTCTGGAAAAGATTTATTCATATAATATAACTTTCTATCTGGTGGCAAAGGATTGCTACCTTTCTTATCTACAGTTTGAGAAATATAAATGCGGTAGTCATGCTGACCTGCAGCACGTTTTACACCAGCAAAGTTTTCTCCATGCCCCGTAGTTGCTGGTTGAAACCTACCAAATGTAAAGTAGCAAACTTTTCCTTCTAGCGCCATTGTTTTTGCAGTGTGAAATTGTTGTAAGCAAACTCCAGACGATTAACAAATTTAATCATATCACCATCCTTATGAAGAACATATCCTTCTGGAGTTGTGACCTTATATCCTTTCTCCGTTTGAACAAACGTTCTGAACTCTTCCAGGTGGTCCAGTTTATCTATAACCATTTGCTTCACTGCCTGAAGCTCTTTATATAATGCAAGCATAGATTTAAACTTGTAAACATTATCTACAAGATAATTTTCACTTTCATATACAAGTTTTCTTTTCTTTGTTAAGTTTGCTGCTGTCTTGATCTTGGAAAGTTCCTTGCTCATCTTTTCATGATAGAAGTTTGCTAAGTCATACAATGCTTCATCAATATTAGCAATATTACGAGCATTCTTAATCTCGTTATTGAAGAACTGCTTTAGATAAGATGCAATATGAAACTTTTTATCTCCAGTAGTTCCACTTGCATCAACTAATTTATCTAAAAAATCACCACAGATCTGACACATTCTTTCAATTTTAGAAATTGAATTATCAAACTTACGCATCTCTGTATTACTAAATCCAACCTTATGCATTGGAGTATCATTTTTAATTACTGCAACTTCCGCTGATCCATTTACTTTCGCACCTGCAGCTGCTTGCATATCTGCGACTATATCACCAGTATAATGAGTATGAAACACTACACCGATCTTCGCTCTGCCCGCTGCTTTTCCAATAGGATGATCAACAGGGATACCGTAAGTAATCGTATTAGGTCTGAATGTGTAAAGTCTTTCGCCATTAATAGTTTCTACCTTTCTAGTTGAATCAGTAAACAATAAATCTCCTTGAACAACTCCATCAATACCCAATAAAGAAAAGTATCTCAAAGAAAATTTTAATTTCTCTGCAAGATCTCCTTCATACCACCTATCAACTTGTCCTTCACTGTAGCACAATTTAGGTTCTGTTTTGTTGAATACAGATTTAGTTCCCACAAAAAACATTCCTGTCTGAGGATCTGTGCCACAAACAACTGATGGAGCACCATCCCATTTTGTTTGCATGAATCCAACACTGTCCTGATGACCAAGCATCTTACGAAGTTCTTTCAAAAATGACACCGCTGCCATACAACCCTCAACTCCATAGTTGAGCATTTCATCTTCCAGGTGTTCTAAGTGTTTAAGTTGTGTTACGTTTGCCATTACTTTTTATAGTAGTCTCCGTTGGTATGTGTTGGATAAACACCACCACTTTTATTTCTAATATTGAATTTGAATTTATAACTTTCAGTTTCAAATACTATATCAATTCTTTTACCAGTGCCAGAAGCACCACCATACTGAACCTCAACACCATTTCCAATTAAGTTTGAAGCTTTCCTCATATAATTCTGATCAATTTCATAGAACTTCAATTCAGATCCAGTGTAGTGACACATCCAATACCCATAACCAACACCACTAGCAATCAAATCTTCTAGAGCAGTCTTTCCAGAAGATGATAAAGTTGTTTTCTGAATATGATTGTTTATTGTTGGACCAGATACTTTCCCATAATTCTCAAAAACATTCAAAAAACTGCGATAATTTATACCAAACATATCCAGGTAATCTTTTCCATCTTTTGGAATATCACCTGCTCTTAGTTTTGCCTCTGGGAACAATGCTAATTTATCATTTCCACTACTACGAACACCACAGTTAAAGAATGATAGAGTGCTACCAAATTTTACAGAAAGATATACTGGTTTACCATCAATCTCAAGTGTAATATCAGTAAGAGTAGAACCAATATTAAGAGTGCTTGCACCTCCAGCAGAAATAATTATATTCCCACCTTTCTTTATTAAAGGTCTCTTTTGATTCTTACCACCTTCCCCAATTGCTTTAGTTGGGGCTTTACCATATTTTTCTGTAAGTTTCGCAATAATTTGATTTACATGACTTGCATATTTTTTTGGAGTTTTTCCAGAACAATAATCAATCAGTGCTTCAGTAAGATCATCTTCATACTGATTACCCATGTTAACTTTCTTGCCACCTTTTACTTGTCCACCAAACTCAGAAGTTTTAACAAAATCATCTAGATCTAAGTAAATGTCTCTGTTAGAAATTCTTGCTGGAACTCCTGATCCTCCAGGAAAGTTACATGTAAATTCCATATTATTTTGACCACGAAATCCTTGTTCACACACTAGGTCAAACAACATTTTTGCAGAATTTTCTTTACCTTTGCTCCCTCTCATATCATGAAAAGATTGATACTGAGATGTTTTATATTTTCCACCATTCTTTGTAGTCACAGTAAACCCTGAAACTTCCACAATACCAATATCAGTAAGAAATTTATTTTCTTTACCATTGCGACCCATCGCCTTGTCAAAGAAAGTATCTATGCGATCTAGATAACGACCGCCACTGCGATAAAAATCTCCTGCTTTCATATTAGAAAACCTCCCGTCTAACTATTTAGACTGGAGGCTCTTAATATATTCTTGTTCTTTTTGATAAGGTTTTTCTTGACCACTCCAAATTTTATATCCTTGGACAACTTCTGGTATTAACCACTGGTCCACCCTGTAGCAATACTTCCAGTTAACAGGTTGAATGCAATTCATCACAACAACTTGAAAGAATGCTACAAGATGAATCCAGAAACTATACATTATATTTTTCGAATAGTTTACGAATGTTTTGAGTGATAGGCATACCGCTGGAATAAGTCTCAAGCAGTTCACCTTCTTCATCAATAATGATGAGAACAGGAGTAGCAGTTACACCATACTTCCGAGCAAGTTCAATGTTCTCTTCTGGGATTGGTTCATCACTGAAGTCCTCAAGATGAACTTCTTCAATTACTTTCGTGCGGTCATCTTTCATAGCATTGAAATAACGCTTTACCAGACCACAAGGACCACAGGAGTCCTTGGTAAACAAAA